TTGTGGATTACCTTTGGTAATCGCGTCTGGACCTCACATGAACAAAATCTGTGGCATCCACGTAGCTGGGTCTGCAGTAAAGTTCTGTGATCCGAAGGGTATGGCCACTATAGTAACGCGAGAAACTATAGATGCAGCGATCCAGGAAACCGCAGAAGACGAGGCTGCGAGCTTTTTAAAAGCTACCGCTAATGTCAAGGACGACGCGGAGTTGAGGAAAAGATTTTCACTCTTCACTGAAGTTATGCGGAAAGCCCGCGGACCTGAATTCACGAACGAAGTTATCGCTTTAATTTCTCAGGCCAGGACCGGCTTCTCTTCTGAGGGTGGAAGTTTCGAGTCTATAGACCGGGATTCACCAAATCTTTTGTGGATGGACCGAGTACCATCGGAACAACAGATTTTCATGTCTTCTAAAACTAAGTTGAAGAGTAGTGAGATTAGCGAGTTCTTACCAGTTGAGTCTGTGAAGCAACCTGCTATTTTAAGTGCGAGAGATCCCAGAGCTAAAGGTATTGACCCAGTTGCTAATGCAATTAAGCGTACTTTAGCTCCAACGCCTATCCGAGTTCCGGAGGACGAGATTCTTCTGATTCGCGAAGCGTTGCTGAATAGCCTCAGAGTGAACTTGGCTTTCCCAATAGGAAAGAGAGAGTTGACTTTTGAGGAAGGTTGCGCAGGAGTACCGGCTAAGCTGAGTTCAATTAGAATTCAGACTTCACCGGGGTATCCGTTGGTGCATTCAGCACGTAAGAAGGGTAAGACCGATTTCGTGTGGTTCGACAAGGATGGCGCTTTAGGGTACTCAGAGCAGTTCCGCGGGATGGTGATGATGAGACTTAGCGATATGGCTACATATGAAGGAGGCTATATAGACCATAGGTTTATTGGCTACTTGAAGGATGAGACCGTCAAGCCAAAAAAAATTGACGCCGTCGCGACCCGATTGACTTATGCTAATTCCATGATAAGTGGGGTAGCATTCCGGATGAAGTTTGGTTCTGTTTTAGCGGCCTTTAATTCTGTCGAAAGTAATATTTCGGCAGCGATCGGTTTTAACGTACAGTCCCATGATATGCAAGTTTTGCTCGACTACATTAAGGAGGTTGGCACGAACTATTACGACGGAG